CATACCATTTTTAGCAGCTTCAGCTTTTTCTTTTTTAAACCTATCTTTTGTTAATGCCTTTATCTTAAGTCTCATTATCTCTATTTTACCTTCTGGATAACCCATACCTTTCCACCAAGCATTTTCTATCTTATAAGTATAATACTCTTTTACTAAAGTTCTCAATAGTTTTATGTTAAAAAACGGATGATCAACGTTAACTATAGCATCGACTAACATTAGCTTATCAAATTTATCTATGTTATCAGCCCAATGGTCTTTATCACCAGGACCAAGCGGTAAACCAAACTCTAACTTATCCCAATCAAAACCACCATAGTTTAAGTTGTCAATGTTTGGATGCTCGTATAGGTGTCTTCTAAACGTACTACCATCTCTTAGCACTTCACTGTCGTGACAGAACATCATTATAAGCTCATCCTGCTCCTTAGACGCTGTTCCATCGTTAAATCCAAACAAAGTATTTATAAAATAATCTATTCGACCTAGGTCAATCTTAACAGCCTCCTTGCCAGCATTAGCCTCTTGTGCTTGTTGGAAGGTTTCATTTAAAAAGTTTATGTACTCCATAGCCTTTAGGTTATTCCTTATAAACATATCTTTGTTACCATCAAAAACATTTATCATAACAGGGTTGTTATAAAAATCATATACAATACAATACATACCTTCTTCTTCAACTATGTTGCCGTAGTAATCAGTCATGCCAGCTAAAACATCTGCTTCTACGGCATAAACAACTTTTAAGTCTGGATTTTGACAATACATTTGTGTTGCAAAACTTACTTGCTGTTGTGACACGCCTTTAGATAATAAAGTTTCAGTATCAAATTGGTCCTCATAAAACTCTGCAATAGCTTCTCTTACAACATCTACTGCTGACTTTAATTTTGCAAGTTGCGTCTTAACAACTCCCTTTGCTTGTTCATCATCATTTTTAAGGGCATTTTTCATGTCCTCCTTGTAAATCTTTATTAATTCAAAACCACAATCAGCATAACCTTTTGGTAAGTTAGTTTGACTACCAGCATCCCAACTTTTTTTATCTTTTTCCCTCAACACTTTGTCCAATAGTTTTCTCCGTTTCATCGAAGGAGGTTCAATCTCTTTTATATCAAGCTGTAACTCCTCCCAATTTTTTCTTTTAGTAGCCCCACCTATTATGTCTAAACCAGCTTCAGTCATAGACTTTTTCTTTTTCATTTCCTCTTGAGGTGTTTTTCCTAATTGTTTTAATGGTGATGGTGTTACTTTTTTCATATTTATATCTATTAAATTGTAGTCTACTGTGTAATAACCGTTTTTATTTCCAACGGCTTTTTCTTTTCCTAATTCAAGCAAGTCTTGAGCCATAGTTCCGCTCCACGTTTGCTCTTCACCTATATAATTGAAATGGTATATTGGTATTCCTGAGTCTGAGTATTTTATTTTTACTATGTTTTCTTTTAATCTTTTATCACTAAACATTTTTCCAATACCACTAATACCGTCTCCAATTCCTCCCCACATCTTCTCATCACCAGCTTGTTTTTCAGCGCTAGCCTGTTGAGCTTGTTGCATACTGGATTGCATTAGTGAGTTTTGCTTATCCATTTCAAGGCTAGCTGACGCTAACTGACCGTCGCCTTTAAGTTTTTGAACCTCCATTTCACCTTGGGCTTCTGCCATTTGTAAGTTAGAGGCTTCTTGAGCTTCTGCCATTTGGAGTTTAGAAGCTTCTGTTGCCTCTGCCATTTGTAATCTGGATTCTTCACCAAGTCTTGCTGATTGCATAGCATCCTCAGCACTCATTTGAGTTTTCTGAATATCCATGTCAGTTTGACGCTCTTGAGTATCTAACCTACTTTGTTCACTAGCAATTTTGTTTTGTATGTCTTGTTCTGCTCCAGCAGCTTTTGCTTGATTAGCAGATTCTTGAGCTCCAATAGATGCCGAAGCTTTTTGAGCTTGTAAAGCACCTTGGTTTGCCATTGATTGGGCCAAAGCAGCAATACCAGAACCACCAGCTGCACCAGCCATACTAGACATAATGTTTGCTTGGTTTTGTGCGTTTTGTTGTGCTTCGAACTCTGCTTGTTGTGTGTTAACAGTAAGATCTTCAAACGCATTCTCCATACCTTCCATTGCGTTTTTCTGACCTTTAAACTTGTTCTCCATGTCAGCAAACTTATTCTCAGCGTCGTCATAAACATTGTCAAGACCTGACATTTTGTTATCAAGACCAGCCATTTTATTATCTAGACCTTCGTATGCGTTTTTAGCGTCCTCAAACGGGTTTGACGTGTCTACAGCTTTTAAAGCATTTTGAGCATCTTTTAAACCTTGTTCTGCCGCTTTCTGTTTGTTCTTAGCTGCCTTTTTATCTTTACCACCTGAAATTGCTTTAACAGTACCCGCGACTACCATCGCGCCTCCGACTACCATTGCTGTTACTGCTGCCATAGTTTATTTTTTTATATTTGATGTTATAACCTTTGTGATTTCGTGAGATGGTTTTTCATCGACGAACCAACCTAGTTTTTTGTGCTTTGCTATTAAATTCTTCTGCCTACCTATAGTAAACATGTATATATAACCCATTTCTTTAGATGATTTTTCAGCCTCTACTATAAGTTTTTCCACAGCTTCGTTTCTATCTTCCTCTCTGTAATCTGGGTTTGAAACAATCCACTCTAACAAAATGCCCTTTGAGTTTGTTTGATATAAAAATCCAGCAACTATAGGTTGACCATTTTTCTCAATCATTAAACCACCCTTACCATTATCAGGTAAAAAGTCTCTAGGTGGCACAGGCCAATCTGGCCAAGCTTCCCACCAAGAAACCAAAGTTTCCCAATCATTATCGTTAAGCGTTCTACATAACAACTTGTCAGCGTCTACCTTAGCTTCTAACCTACCTATTTCTTCTAGCAATTCTTTTTCATTCATTTTATTGTATTTAATTATAATTATAGTTACACTTTTTGCTAGTTATTTACTACTTTCCACATAATCCACAGCCGTAGCAAATATCTCTGCTTTACTACTACTGTAGTTCCTATACTCTGTTTCTGCAAAGTAACCTATAATACCAGAGGTGTTAACAGTTGGGTCTTTACTAAAAAAGAAGTAGTGGCTTGAGGTTATAGTTGGGGTTGGTAAATAACCACTAGTTTCTATTGTTATAGCATCACCTGGTCCAACAGCCGTAACAATTCCAATTGGAAAAGGCTTAGTACTAGCTCCAGACACGTTGGGTTGGTTAACACCAGCTTGATTATTAACTATTACTGATGTGTATATAGTATCGCCTTTTTGCACTGACACGTTTAAGTTGTGATTGAAATTTATTACTAATGATGCCATATTATAGAGCTTGTATTGTTAAGAAGTTAAGTAAATCTAATTTAGCTGTTGCGTCTGCTTTTCCGTGAATAATTTCAGATAAAGTTCCTTGTAGCATTACACTTGGAAAAACAGTGTTTCCGCCAGCTTCCTTGGATTTACCAATATTAATTACTTTTACATTAGCTTTAAAGCTAGCTCCAGTTTCCACGTCGCTAGTCTCCATAGACCAATCGTTAGTTATTGCCGTGCCACCACTTGTAAGGGCTTCAGCTTTGTTGCTACCACTATCCCAGTTTACAAAAGCACCAGGCTTGCCAGACAATGGATTTCTTTCAGCGAATAAAAATGATTCCGTGTTTGTTGCTCTGACAAGTACCGTAAACTTTATGTCTTCTGATGAATCTCCAGACTTACCTTTTCCGGTAAATATTTTAGATTTAATAAGTTCACTTGATGATATATCAGACGGGTGTGGCCCCCAATCTAATTCTTCTATTGTAAAAGCACCACCGTTACCAAATTCCCAGTTTAATATACTGTATATTTTTTGCTCAACAGGTTTTGGTGCTTCAACAGCCGCTGTAATAGCTATAGGTCTAGGGGCATCTAATGCCGCTACGGCAGCTACATCGCCGCTAGCTTTTACCTGAGCTGATTTCGCTGCTAGCTGGATTAACTCGTGATCAAGAGGCTTATCTGTTGTAAATGTTGTTTGATATGTAACCTCGCTATCTGTTTTTGGAATTTTAACAAAAACCTTTTTTTCACCATAACCATAACCTGATCTAGAAACAGGTATCGTGCCTAAAAACATACCACCACCACTTTCAAAAACACCCGTAGTAAAGTTATATGTTTTCAAGTTGTTGTCTTGCACTGTTATTTTAAATTCAGTACCTGGGACACCTCTAACTCTCATTACTTTAGTACCACCCTCTGCCCCAATTGTTCTACCTTCATCAAAAGAATATATCTCATATTCTTCTTTTTTAGTTGCAGGTTTAATTTTTCTATCGTAATCAATTTTTAACACTGTAGAGGTGAACTCTATATTATCCTCCAACCTAGTTTCTTCTAAATCTAAAGGAGAGGTGTAGTATACAGTGAATATTTTCTTTATAATTTTATTGGAGTTGTTTTTAAAAACGTTTTCCCTAACAGAGTATCTTTCCTTGTTATTAGTAATTTTATAACTAGGTCCTGAGCTAAAGTAAAAACCACTAACAGCTGTAATTGATTTAGACATAACTAACTTCGTGTCCCCAGGTCTGCAAGTAACTCTGTAACTTTCACCGCTATTAACCTTAAACTTAGGGTAAGCAGATGCGCCAACAGAAGACACCTTGTCGCCGCTTTCTTTAGTTTTATCTACTAAACTAAAAGAGTCGACGTTAAGTTTTGATTGTGATATTAGCGGTAAAGAAACGTTCTGCGTAATATTGCTATTAAGAAATTCAGACATTGCTATTCTAGCAATTACGTTTGGCCCTGATTTCACAAAATCTATCGAAGAAACTTGAGTTGGTAAAAACCCGTGTGTAACCTGTTCTGGTTCTAGTATATATCCTTGCTTGGGTGATAGTAATAATTCTATAATACTACTATCTAAAGGCATTGGAATAACCTTTTGCTCGATATTAACGTTTTCGTCTATTATATTCGCTCTAAGTATTAAGTTTTTCATATATTTTTAATATGGTTTTTTTAAATTATCCTCCGGCTTGCAACAATCTATAAACGCATTGTATAACTCTGTTTTTGTGATAGGTGCGATATCATTGCCAGTAGCAACATCTGTATACCCACCTTGATTTATTATGTCAGTCCAATGAGACACAAGATAATTGACATCTAAAAATGACGAACTACAGCCTCCTGACGCACTTGTTGGGCCGCTAGCAACTGAAGTTGCCGCATTGTTATATAAACAATTAAAATCAACACAAGCTTCAAGATGACTTATAAGGTTTGTACACGGATCTTCTCCAAGATAAACACAAGATCCATCATCCACGGTTGCTAGTGGGTTAAAATTTGAAGCCGTTACTCCGCTTGGACTAAACTCAACAGTACAACCCGGAACTGGCGCTTTTGTGCAACTACCATCATCTAAGGTTGCCAAAGGATTATAATTACTCGCGGTATCATCAGTACAACCCTTCACGTTATCAACACATGAACCATCATTTATAGTAGCTAATGGGTCATAGTTAATTGCTGTAATCGCTGTGCAACCATATACATTATATGTACAAGAACCATCATCTACAGTTGCTGTAACATCATAATTAAGTGCGGTATCATCAGTACAACCAACCATATCATACGTACAACTTCCATCATCTACGGTAGCTGTTGCGTTATAATTGTTTGCTGTATCATCTATACAACCTAACCAAATACAAGAACCATCATCAGTATTTACAGTAGCATTGTAGTTAGAAGCAGAAGCATCTATACATCCATAAGTGTAAGGAATACATGATCCATCACTACATGTTGCGTTAGCATCATAGTTAACTTGAGTGCCGTCACAACAACCAGGAACAGACGTGTCTGCGCCAGATAAATCACAGCCCATGCAAGTTGCAAAAGAGCAACTACCATCGTCCACAGTAGCTAAAGGATCGTGATTATTAGCTGTGCTATCAGTGCAACCAGAAACAACAACCGTGTACGTACAACTACCATCATCTGTATTTGCTAAAACGTTGTAGTTATCAGCCAATGGATCCATACAACCATCTACAACATCTATACAAGAGTCTGGAACGTCGTCCGTGTTAACATCTATTAATGGATCACCCGTTAAAGCTATATAGTTAAATGCTGATGGGTCCATGCAGCCCGTAATAACAGGTATACAACCGCCATCATCAACATTAGCATTTCCATCGTAATTATATGCCGTATCATCCATACATCCATAAACATAAGGAAGGCATGATCCGTCGTCTATAGTAGCTGATATATTAAAATTATACATTGTAGGGTCCATACAGCCAGAAGTACCGGTGAAACAACTTCCGTCATCTACTGTAGCCGCTGGGTTGTAGTTAGTTGTATCTAGAGGGTCGGTACAACCAGCAATAACACTAACATCACTCTCTGAGTACCCTAAACCTTGCACTGAAAACTCAGAAGTATCTAAGAAATCGCCTTGTCCGGGGTTTTGATTACCTTTTATCCAGTTAAACCACTTGTTCTCCTTGTCTATAAATTCACTCATAACACCATCTTGAAGATCCGTAAATATACTGTGTACCTTCCAACCTAGTTTAGGGTAGTTATCGTAATAATCTTGTCCAATAACAATATTATCTATTTTATAAAGATTACCAGGGCCAGTTGTTTCTTCAGTAATATTAGCTTGCGTGCCTTCGTAGTTTAGTGTTTTAAACCTTTTAACACTTCCCTGTGCTCCATTAAACATTACCTTAACCATAGAGTAAGAATCTCTACTGTAAAACTGGTTTCTAGCAGTAGTAAATCTTATTTCAGTATTAACTGATACCCAAACGCCTTGTGCATTAAAGTTGGTTCCAGGAGATGTTAAGCCAACGTTGCACAAGCCAGCAGTACAAGCCACAGAGGAAACCCTAGTATCAGTAGGTATTCCGTTACCAAAAACGTTCATACCTTCTAGTATGACACCTAAGCCGTCATTAACCTGTAACACGGTACCTCCATTAATATTTGTATTTGCTAATCTTTTTATATTAATATCCAAGCTATGTTGGTGCGCTTCCGCGGTATTATCACCTAAGTAAGATACTCCAAAAGGATCTAACTTTGTTAGTGAGTTGTATTTGTTTGAAGGGAAAGTATAATAAATGTTTTTGTGACTAACACCACCTTGCTGTATAAAGCTTTTAAAACTAACCCAACCTCTTACTTTTTCCGCATAACTAACGGTGTAAGCTTTATCGTTACCATCTTGATCTGTTGTTTCTATTGTTAAGTTATATTGGTTGTCTCTATCATCATGACTACCTATTAAAGATGTTGCGTATCTAAGGTTGTCTCTAAACCAATCTTTCATTCCAGCATCAGATATAGGTGTTAAACCATCTTTTGATAATCTTAACACAGCTCCTCTGTCTTTATCTGTAAAGTAAACTCTATAAGATTCTGACGCAAATGATTCTGGATTTCTAGACATACCATACTCACCACTAAAAGGAAGAGACTGACCTAAAACAGCTTGGTTCGATGTTACGTTGGTATTTCCATCAGCATTAAATAAAGCATCTTTTTTAGCAAGTATTTTAAATACTTTGTTTTCGCAGAATGTAACTAAATCTGTGTCCCTAGCGAATAATTTTTGAATACTACCATTTATTGGATTAAGATCTTTTGTTATTGGCTCTGCTTGTATAAATTGGTTTGTTCTATTAATACCGCTAGTTGAATTATATATACCTGAGAATATTAAACCACTACCTTTTCTTTCCTCCTCGTATTGCTCGGCTAATGGCATAGATGCTTTTACACCTTTGTCTATAGTAACAGCATTAAAGTCATCTCTAATTCTGTTAGACTCAACCCCAGTACCAAAAGAATAACAGTTAAAATAACCTAAACCGTGTCTCACTCTATGTGTTTTACCATTTGTCGGTCCTGATTCTCCAAGTCTATATATAGCTTGGCCAAGAACCTCTATAACTTGTAGTTCCACCCACTCATTATCATGAGCCACACCGTAGTAAGTACCCTCACCACGCCATTCTATTCTTACTGTTTTACCAACAGGTAAATCAGCAAAAGTACCATCGTCTAGTTGTACTAGCCTGTCCATGAAGACTAAATCGCCCTTCACGTCACACACCTTCATATCTTGAAAACCATCGACTACAACTAAAGATCCCACTCTAGCTATCTCTTCACCTCTAGCAGTGTAATCATCCCAATTTGCGCCATAACTGTCAATTTCGTCTGCACCCGTAAAGCCATCAGCACCAACGCTATTAGCGTCAAATCTGTGTCTTTTTGTTTGCACGGGAAAAGATGGACTAGCAGCGTAATACAAGTCTAAACCTACGTCTTCTTTAGGTTCTGTCTCCCATATAGCTGGGTTGTTACTTATTTCGTTACTTTTATCGTTACCAACGTATTGAGCAACTATCTCTATAGTAGTTTCGTTTAAAGCTCTTTCGTGTAAACCAATATAAGCATTTGGATTATCCGCGTACCACGTTTGCGCACTAAGAGTACTAGCGGTAATTTCTTCAGCGAACTTAGCGTTGTAACCAGCGTCTAAATATTCTGGTTGATCATTTTCGGTATCACCCGCATTGTCACTAGCGTTCCAATAGCTATTTAAGTTATAAAAGTTTATATCATCAGGCGTACCACCATCATCAGCAGTTATACCGTTATTAAAAGAAGTAAGATACTGTTGTCTACCTCTTTTAACATTTGACTTACCCTCCGCATCTACATGATTTGTTATAGGGTGAAATGAGTTTGGTCCCTCAGCGCCAATAATCTTGTCTAACACCAAAGTGTATCTAACTCTACGGTTATATGGAGCTCCACCTGACAACTTAGCTCTTTCCTGAGGTGGAGTATGGTTTCGCATCATGATGTCAGATAAAAAAGCATATCCACCAGCTAGGTGGTTTCCTTTTTCAACACTTCCGTATGGAGGTAACATTCCACCACCTATTCCTCCTCCACCTTTAACACCGTCAATAGCTACTGGAGGAGTAGATCCATTTATATATGCATCGTAATCCCACCAACCCCAAGACCCCATGGGTGCCTCGTAGTTCCAAACGTCTTCCGTAGAAACGTTAGTAACTGTGTATATTGTTTGGTCTGGATCTTGTTTAAATCTAAATGTAGCACCTATTTTACTTATTTCCTGCGCAAAAAGAAGCTCTGTAGCTTGATGTCTACTTGCTAAATAAGTATTGCCCTGTGCTTGTGTACCTTCTCTACCTATACCCCAAAAAGATAGATGTATGTATGATTGTTGTCCGTCGTTCCATATACCGTTACCACTACCACCGCTAGCAGCACCAGCTTTATCAAAGAACCATCTATCAGGGTGAAAACGACCTAATGGCCATTGATCACTAATATCATCTCTACCTCTCCATAAGTTATACCAATGCTGTCTAAGTTTTGCCATCGTACCTAAAGTAAACACAGGTTGTTTTTGTTGTGGCCATGTGGCATTAAAGTTGACACCATCAACAACAAAATCTTCTTGATTACCCCACGCTGCAGGTATCATGTACGGATTTGCTGGCGCAACATAACCCGGGTGTTTTGTGCCAGGACCATTTTCAGGTTTAAATTCATTTCCTTTGACTGTCCACTCAAAAATAGGGTCTCCACAAAGTGCTGAAGTTTGACCATTATCCGAACCTTTATCATCACAACCAAGTGTTAAATCTAAAATACCTGGCTTTTCTATTCCAACGTCTATATAATCATAAACCCCAATACCACCTATAGCATCATCATAATCATTGAGATCTATACCATAGTTACTAGCGTAATGCCAATCTGTAACAGCAATACTAGGCCAATTACCAGGTGCCGTTTGATAGTCTTCAAAATCGTTATTACTATCTAGGTACTCTTTGTACTTGTTGTTCCAAAAATTACCATCAGGTCCTGGGGTGTGAAAAACACCATTAGTATCTTCATGTGGGCCGAAAGGCCATTCTTTACCCGCTAAATTAGGGCCATCTTGAATTGCTCCACTCGAGTCTACATACGTAGCACTCATATTACCTACAGATTTTGAGAACGAACTAACAAAATAATTTCTTGAAGCTGGACTGTTAGTATCCCAATCTATAAATGGATCAATATATTTACTAAAGTTCCAATCTTGTTTTCCAGGATGCGCAGCCGCTATGTACTTTATATCTTTAGTGTGTATTACTTGCCAATCGTCATTAACCTCTGCTTGAGCATCCACGATGTTTACCTCAACATTGGCATCTCTTAGTATTTTAACAAAAAACCTTCCTTCAAATTTAGAGCTATCTCGCTTTTCAATTGTTCTAGCTTCTATTGACAACCCTCTAGACATTGATAGGTTAAAACTAGGATTGTTTATATTTGTTGGTTGTATAACTGAATCTGACTCGCAAAACAAAGCGTCTTCACCAAAAGCTCTTTCTAAAGAGATTCTAGCTATTCTAACAGGTAAACCCTCTACCTCTTGCTCGTTACCATTATCATCAAAATATGTTTGCGCTGGTGCTCCAATATAACTTATGTTGGCTATTTCATACCAATCTGTGTTATTAACGTTTTGAGATACAACACTATTATATGCTGATGGCAAACCGCCTGTTTGTGTTATTCTTATCTGACCACCTGGAGCCTCGGTCAAACCCTTTAATACTGTAGCGTCGAAATACTCAGCTATGACATCTATATTCATTCTGCTAGGTAGTGGTAGGCCAGATGGATGTAACATACCGGTATCCCAACTACCAACATCACCCCAACCAGGAGGTGGAAGCATGATAGGTACTGATCCCCAATACTTAGATTGTGTTTTTATAAAATTAGGAGCATTATTATCTATAGCTAAAACCTTGTAAGAAACATCTAAATCTGTAAATTCGTATGAATCATGTTTCTTTTTTAGTATTAAATTAGTGTCTTCATTTATCTTGTTTCTTTCAGAAGAAGGAAAAGACAACCAAACACCACCATCTTCAGCGTCATACCAACGGTCCATAGCTATGTTGTAGTATTCGTTTGAAGTCTCTTTAACGTAAAAAGTATAAGACTCAGCCCAATAAGGAGCTTCGTTTTTAAGTTCTACACTTAATCTATTTTGTAAGCTAGCGAAAGGCTTTTGAATATCAACAGATCCAGATTGAGATGTTAGTATAGGTGTTTCTCTACCATACTTATCCCTGTACACAACTCCAAGTTGGTATGTTCTTTGTGATTTTAATGATTTTGCTGGAAAACCTAACTCTGTATCATCATCGTTCCAAGGGTTAAGCGAGGTGATGGAAACGTCAAACTCTGGCTTAATAGACGTCCTATCGTCAGTGATAGGATCTATTTTTTCAATATTGTATTGTTGTAGGTAGTTCGCGTATATAAGTCTATTAGCCGTTATCTCTTGACCTAAAGCTTTTCTTGGAACATTATCCCAAGGTCTAAGCATTTGGTTGGAAGCAACAACCTTGTGTATCATTTCTGTTTTTATAGTGTATTTACCGTAGTGACCACCATTAGCAGCGGTATTCCAATAGTTTTCAGAACTACCAAGTTCTGGTGGATCTTCTTTTTTAAATGATTCCACTGTGTACACGTTAGGTGAGTTGGACTCTTTGTAAAGTATGTCTATTTGAACAACGTCTGGTGGGCAATTTTTTGGCCTCCAATTCAAGACCTTCAACAGTCTTAAATTGTTTTGCATACCAAGATTATAGCCTTTTTTCGGTGAGTAATCAAATTCACCAGGTATAAACGCTACTTCTGACCATGGTGAGAATACAGAGTATTCACCATCTTCGTATTTATATCTATAACCAAACTTGGGAAATTTAACTCTAAAGATTGGTTCACTTTGTACTAGCTCAACAGAGTATATATCATTTCCTGATGTTGCTCCTATTGGAAAGTTACCAGCCATACTAACGACTCTAGCAAGTACAAATTTATCAACTCCAGACCCAGCTAAATTATAAGCACCATAAGTCGCTTTGTCACCAGGAATAACAGTGTTATTAGGAAATCTATAATCACCATTTGCATCAGCTGGCCCGTGTACACTGTAAGGGCTCCACTCCGGAGTCACCCAATCTTCACCACCAGAACCATCATCAATCCACCTTGTTTGTTTAGCATTTATTATTTCACACCTACAGGTAGCTGATCGTTTTTTGCCAAAAATATCAACCCACTCATGTGTTATTGTTAGTTGATCCTGGTTTTTCCAATCTTCACCAGATGACTCTATGTTCATTGGTATAACAATTTTATCTCCAGCTACTTTTTGAACTTTACCTTTAGTGTAAAAAATACTTATATCTGCTCCATCAGCAGATGTACCTTTGACGTTATGAAGCAGAGTATTAAACACATTGGTTGACGGATCTTCAACAAAATTAGAAGACTGGTCCATGTAAAGCCCAGAGAAAGTAGCGCTAACCGCTGTACCCTCTGTGACCGTATTAACAGCTGCTAACTGATCCTCATACTGATACATCTCTAGTGTAAGTGGCATTGTAGGGCCTTTTCTTAGCACCGTCATGTTTTTTTCTAGCAAAAAGTGAGGTCTACAAATAACTTCAGTATCACAGAGGTTATTTATTTGATCCCTAGGTTTACCTAACTCGTTTACTTTGTCGGCGTAAGTGTTTGCCGCTGCTGTTAAAGTGTTAGTAACAGTGTTTACTATGTTATTTAATATACTTTGCATTAGTTATCCTCTTTATTATTTTGGATCATCACTTGAGTAGTTGTCGGCTTGAAATTCTTCCAGGTTAAAACTAGATGTTTCTGATTCTTCGTATAATGATGGTTCTTCTTCTGGTGGCTCAACAATTAAAGTATCATCTATAATAGTATCTTGTTTATAAGACCTATCGCCACCAAGTATGTCTTCAGTAATACAATCGTATCTAACATCTTCTTTAACAACTAATACAGTGTGTTGATTAAAGTCATCTATTTTTGGTATAGGAAAACCAGTATATCTACCTATTAAACCAGTTTTTGTTGACCACAAAGCAGTATTACTACCCATTTTAGCTCTTTCAATATCTATTTTTTTAGGTTCAGAGTAATTGTCTGTCCAAAACAACATACCATCAATTATATTTAAACCTGTTATATTTCTATCTGGATCAAAATTAAGACTTCTATCACCTTCAAATACAATATCCCCACTTCCAGCCCAAAGTTTATCTAACCAGATTTCACCAGTTGCATAGTTTATATCCTCAATAACAGCCCCATAAGAGTCTTTCACTCTCATACCCCATCTTAATTGATTTGTATTTTTATCAACTTTAATCCAAGTTTTATTACCAACATCATTAGTGCTTGTAACATTAGCCTGCACTTTAAATATATCAACAACCACAGCATTTTCTTTTTCTTGCCACGGAGTATCAATAGATTTTGTTGTGTCATACTCTACTATTCTATCCATCCAAACACCATTGCTAGGACTAGGTGTATGAACGAATCTATAAAGCATGTCTGATTGTGGGTCTACTATTTGTGTTATGTGGAAGTTTTCTTGATCATACTCAGAGTTTACTAAACCGGTTAGCGTAGTGTTTGTTTGTGTTCTACCTTTAATTGCTTGGGTTACACATATATTACCTAGTATGTTTTGAGCAGCGCCTACGTCTGAATCTTCTGATGTTGATACGGATATATTTAAGGCCTCTCTATATTGACCGTTAGGAACGATTCTTTCGTCCTTATCCTTCTCCATCTTACCACCTTGAAAAGTGTGTTTTAATTCTGGCATATTTTAGTGATCTATCATTTTTGATTTACCTCTCATAATTTGAGTTATCTCTTCAATTTTTATGTTAGATAATCTTAATTTAGCTTTTCTTGTTTCAGCAAACCTCTCTCTTTTTAATCTTTGTATAACGCCTTCTGGAACATCAGTTCTAGCGCTAGCGCAACCATAGGCTATCCATTTGTAAATAGCTTCTTCTGCTAGTTTAGGCAGTATAGAAGTACCCTCGCTGTCAACGCCATCACTAATGTATTTTATTATTATTGTCTTTCCACTTAAAGAACCGCCGAAGTGAATTGTGCCGTTTGCATAGTCAATGTAGTAAGAGCCGTTAACTTGGGCAAACTGAGGATCAAGCCCATATCTTTTACCCAAAAAAGTAGTCTCTACCGTGTGATCCGCGGCAGCACCACTTCCACCCTTGTACTTATCCCAAGTGTCTGACGACACCTCATTATCGCAATCAGGATCTTCTTGTTGCGTTAGTGTTCCTGTTCCAGCTTCATCTCCAGGGTCTATAACGTAAGAATCAGAAGTGTCTCCACAATCATCACACTCGTCTTCATCTTGCTTGACAGCAAATGGGTTGCTAGTGTGTCTTGCTGGGTATATAACATGCTCTATACCACTAGAATCAGACCAAACGAGCTTAACGTGGTTGACAAAATCATGCGGTAATGGTACCACTAAACTTGGACAAACTTCTATTTCTAATGACTTTACAGACCTTAACGTATCATAGTTTAATTCTTGCAAAGCTCTATGAGCGTGAAAACTTATATCTCCTGCTAATATGTTTGGCAATATTTTACCCTCACCAGTGTAAGCTGCTGTAAAATTATTTATAACATCATCTAAACTTATATATTGATAATTACCAAAATTAACTGGATCACCATAATAAGTGCCAGCGTCTTGTGCACCTGCTCCTCCTATTGCTATAGTCATAATTATTTATTTTGTTCTTGAGTATTTAATCCGTCTTCTGCCGAAGCCGCTGAGTACAACTGTTGGTCTTCCGTTGATATACCTGCTAGTTTTAATATTTTTATTACTAAATCAGATTGCTCTGAGTCGTGTAGTACAAAATTAGAACTAGAATCAGGGTCATATACAGCTTGTTCGTTTATAACAACATAACCCCAATAACAAGTGGGTGGTGATTTGATGTTTAATCTCTCAACTTTAACACCAGATGTTATTTGACCCGTACCATCCCAAACCTGTATGCTTTGTGGACCGTCCATAAAGTAAACAGCATCTGTAAAACCTTTTTTGTGAAAGGTTGACGAGTTTAAGTCGGTCACGGTATCTGGGTCAACTTGTTTCAAAGCCCTACGGGTACCACCTTGATTTAAGTATATTTCGCCATAGTAATTTGATGATGGTAAACCTGTACCACCTGCGACATTAGACAAAACCAGAAAGCTATTTAGTTTTGTGTGAATTGTGCTTACAGAATCACCTAGCGAAAACACTTTTGGCCCCTGTCTTTTGTATGCTTGAATATCGTAGATATATTGTTCAAATATATCTTGCTGCGCTTGGTTGGCAAATAAATTAAATTCTTGGGGTGTTATATAACCTCGTTGCTCTTTATTTGCTAGAGCTTGAACGGTTTGATATACTGTATCTATATTTATTGCCATGTTTTTTTATTTATTATAAGGGAAAAATCTATTTAAAGTTTCTTGTCTTTTGTTACAACCACAATCTTTACCGGTAGCCTTACTAACTTTGTCTACTACTTTTTTTATCCCTAAAGCTTTAGTGACTTTGTGTATCGTGTCACCCAAACCTATTGATTTCTTTTTTTTCATTTGATTGGATTTTAATAAATGGTCGCCCCGAAGGGCAACCATATTATTTTGTTATTCATTCAATCTTTTCTCTATATTAGAGTAAATATCCATACCTTCATCTGTTTTAAACCAATGTGCTAAAGCAGTGTATGGGTGTTCGTCAAATGGTATAACCATCAACTTTCTTCCATTACTACCCCACAAAAAGTTTCTTTGATCAGAAGATAATCTTAGTATACCTTCTTCAACAGCTCTAATACCAAAGTTTCTTAGCATTACATTTTCATCATCCGCTAACTCTAAGAATAGTTTAGGATTGTTACGAGCAAATACTAGTAAATCTCTTCTAAGTTCCTTAGAACTCAAGTTAGATACCTCAGATCCTTTCTCTACACGCATGATAGCTTCTGCCATATCTATATCGATATTTTTAGCGGCTACCAAAGCATCAACCTGCATTTCTAATATATCTATTTCTTGAGCGGCTAACGCAGCTGGTTTGTATTCGTAGTAAAGTTGATCTCTATGAGGATGGTACAAGCTTAGTAGCTTTTGTAAAGTTTGTTGGTTTCTTGGAACAAACAAACTACCGGATCTAAAAACTATATGTTCTAATCTTTGATCGCCTTTCATTTCGTCTACAAATGGAGTTTTTTGATTTTGACAATACTTAAGCTCTCTTTCGTATCCTTTTTCTTCGTCAAAATAATAAATGTTTGCAGCCTTGATCGATCTAGATAAAGGTTTTTTATTACCTTTTAAGTAGTAGGCTCTATCTTTTATTTCCCACTCATTAGCTGGTACTTTTCTTTCTCTTGCTTTTGGTTCTTCAACCACTGGTGTTTCTACCATAACTTCTTCGAAGTCTTTTTCTATTAAAGGTTCTACGACCTTTTCTGTTTTTTGTTTTTTTGCCATAATATAATATATAATAAAATTAATAAAAATAAAGGGTCGAGGCCGAAGCCTCGATCCTTAATATAATAAATGCTTATTTCATTAACATGAAATTGTTAGCACCTTGTGTAACTAAACATCTTTCAGAAAGCATGTGGATTTGCATTGCGTCAAGTGCAGATGTAGCAGCACCAACAGAACCAGTAACCCAAGTTTTCATTTTTCTGTCATCAGTTTGAGAAGCTCTATAACGAACGTGTAAGAAAGGTCTCTTAAGATTCTTTCCTAACTGTTGGTCATAAACAGTAGAAGTTCCAGCTGGGATAATAACCCCTCTAATAGCACCAGCAGCGTAAGCAGCGTTGATACCACCTCTTGTCGCTAAGTCGTTCAAGTATCTGAAGTCAGACTTGTAGAAGTCATAAGAACCTCTTCTGAAACCAGAGAAACCTAAATTTAATGCCATGTCTTCTGAGTTGTTGAATACACCGTAAGACGTACCACCAGCTCCGTAAGAATTCATAGAGGCTAACATGTCATCCATTGCTAACGAAGTAGCTCTGTTTACAAACATCATGTTTTCTTCAATAGCTCCTTGCTTGTCAAACTCAGCTAAGATAGCGTCAAATTCAGCTAAATCAGTCGCAGCATTAACTCCAGTGATACCAGAAGTCATGTTACCTCTTGCTTCGATAGCAGCGAATAAACCTTCAGTACCAACAGTGTTTGTACCATCAGCTCCATATAAGAAGTCCTCAATAACATTACCAGCGGCATCAAGACGATCAATCTCACCTTCTAACATTGCCATCTCTAAGTAATCAGTAAATCTAGCTCTTGTGTCAGCTTCAGCTTTTAAGTACCATAAGTAACCTGATCCACCCGCTTCAGAAGCAGTTTCAACCCATCCAATTCTAGCTGTATCAGAACCTGATACTTCGTAGTAATCTTTTAAGATGATTGGTTTGTTACTAAAAGTTTTAAAGTCTGGTTCGTTAGCACCTCTAGTATCAGAGTGCGTACCACCTTTTTGGTTGTAACCAACACCTTTAGCATATTCAGAACCATAAACTAAAAGAGTAGTTGCTGAGTCAGCAGTGTTTCCTGAAGTTGGTATTGTAACCGCATCATAAGTTTTAACAGTAATATCAGCACCAGTTGCACCAGTTCCAATAGCCGTTACCAAACCTTTGTAAACACCAGTAGGTGCAGCTACGATAACCGTGTCATTTAATCTAACACCGTGAGTTAATAAACCAGCAGCCGCAAAACCATTACCATCAATATCAGATTGAATAGTAATAACATCATCAGCGTCGATATCACACTTATAAGATAAATGTAAACGACCTTGCTCAGACCAAATAACTTGATCAGCTTGCATCGCTTCTTCAGCTCCTACTTGTGATAAGAAACCTGAAATAGTTCTCGGTCCGAAAACTTCAGCTTCTTTTTCCATAAGATCTGGTAAATATTGTTGAGCCCAACCCATATCTGTGTTGAAATCTAAATAGTTTGTTACTAGTGTTTGCTGTATTGGAGCAGGTACACTATTTAGGCTTGCGCCATTTGTAATTGCCATAATTTGTAAATTTTAATTATTTTTTGTTTTTAATTTTAAATTTGAAATCAGCAGTACTTTCACCTATTACTCTTGCTTTAAAACCTCCAGAATCAAAATTACTATTTAATTCTTGTCTTGGTTTCATATTTATGTTCTTAGATTCATCGATACTTGTTTTTAAAGCATCGGCTTTTCCTTGTTCATAAAAATGTTTCGCAACAGCATCAGGATTCATTGCAGCGTATAGGGCTTTGTGATAACCTGCTTCATCGCTCATTTGACCATTATTATCAAGAAACTTTCCGATAAAATTGTTAATGTCGCTCTGAGTATCTTTTACCTTATTTACATCGTTAACGTTAAACCTAAACTTCTTCTCACCGGTCTCAAATTCAAAACCTTTGAATTGATCTCCAAAAAACTTGTTAGTCTTGTTTAGAAAATTAGCTTTAGCTTTTTCTTCGTAACTTCGTGTCTGCTCTGCCTCTTTCGAGTGTTTGTTGAAGTAATCAATAGCGTTCTGCTGCTCTGTAGTGAGTTTGCTTCCAGCTTTGATGTCTTCGTAGTATTTAGACTTTTCACTGTCCAAGTGTTGCCTTGCCTGAGCAACGTGCTCTTTTAAGGCTAGTTTTTTTCTTTTTATCTCTTTATCGTCATCTACATCTTCGTCGTAAGAGAATTGATCTTCCAAAAGGAAGTTAATTTCTTCTGCGTTTAAATGAGGTTTAGTTTGCTTGTAATGCTCGTACAGTACGTCTTGATTATCCATCTCACTGTAGTCTTTATTAAGCTTAACATAGTCATTTAAATCACCACCAGTTTCATCCATAAAGTTAACCAACTTCTGGATGTTTTCAGGTAAAGGCTCACCAGTCTCCATAGAATCTTTTATAGCTTCAGCAGCTACGTTAGCCACCTCCTCAACTTGCTCTACGGTTTCATTAGTAATCTCTTCTACTACCGGTATATCTTGTTTTTCCACCTCCTGAGTTTCAGTTTTAACCTCTTCAACTGGCTTTTCTTCTGGTGGTTTATTTAAATCAACCTTAGTTACAGTTTGCTCTACAACTTGAGGTTTCATTTTTATTTTGTCTTTAACCTTAGTAACATCACCTTTAGTTTCGTTACCATCCGGTTGTTTTTCTACTTTTTCCTTTACTTTTAACGAACCAGTTTCGTTGTCTACAACTGGCTCTTCTTTTTTCTTTTTTGCCATAATATAATATAATAATAGTTAATAATTCTACAAGCTAAACCCACCTAAAGTATTATCACCTGAAGACTCAAAGTTTTTAGCTGGTTTTGAGTTCTCCTTTTGATCTATCATCTCACTTTGTTGTGTTGCTTGCATTTTTGTTCTACTGTCTTTCCTGTTCTCAGCTAGTAACTGAGTTTCTGTTTTTGTTTTTGCCTCTAGTTGCTTTAACTGCATTGCATATTGAAACTCTAGTTGCATTAGTTTTTCTTTGATAGCAGATTCTTGCTGTAATATCTGAGCCTTACCATCTATCTTTAATTGCTCTAATTGCTTTTGAGTTTTTAAAGAAGATTCGTTTTTCTTGATTTCAGCCTCAGATGCCGCCGCGGCTGCTTCCGCTTGTGCTTTACCTTGAGCTGCTGTTTGTTCTAATTGTTTTTGCTGATCCTCTTGTCCTTTCTTTTTTCTTCTTAACTTTAATAGTTGGTTGGCTAACTTAACGTTTTTAATAGCTCTTAAATCAATAGCGTCTTCTAACTCAATACTACCTTGACTCAAGGCTCCACCAATATTGTTTTCTAACATTGCTTTTTCTTCCTCGTCAGGCTCTAACTCTAAAAATATACCAAAGTCATAAAGGTGTAAACTAGACATCTCCTGTAGTGTAGCTACGTTGTGAGCGCCTATGGATTCTATAAAAGCATTTTTAGTTGGTGAATACTCTATGATATCTGATATTCTAAGTGACAATTGTTCTGCCACTTCAGCTGTTAAAAACATACCACTATTTAATATATGCCTAGTTGCTGTGTTTGAGTTTGCAGCCGCCATCTTTTGAACACCTACTAAAGATCTTTCCGCTGGAGTTGACCCGTCGCTAGCTTCATTAAGCCCGGTTACATCTCTAATCATCTGTAGATAGTAGTTATATGTTTGTATTAAGCTTTGCATCTTTTGACCACCCCCACCGCTTTGTATTTCTTGAATAGGTATTTTACCTGGGTTTTGATCACCTTCAGACGTAAAGCTTCTACCAACAATACTACCTGTCTGAAAGAACATATTTAAAGCTTCTTGTGGATTGTAGTTTGTACCGTTACCTAGGTCAACCTCAGCTAAACCGTCTACATCTAAAAATATCCCATCAGGCGTCATCCTCGCTAATACTTGTTGTATTTTTAAATGTGTTAGTTGAATCATGTCAGCAAAACCGGTTATACGGTTTACTAAAGAGTCAATTCTACCCTCATACATTCTAGGAGCTACTATAGCGTAATTCATTTTAACCTTAGTATAATCACTTTTTGGTCTCATCATATTGCTGGCTCTTTCCCACTTAAGAAGCTTGTCTGTACCCAACACATAGGCGCCCTCATATAAACACTCTAGGTTTCTTGATAACTTTTCATACCTATCATTTTGAGGTAAATTGTCGTCTTTAGCTATAGCCTTATCACCACCACTACCTGTTTTTTTAACCTTATAAACCTCATTCATGTAAGTTTTGTAATTAAAATAAAGTACTTCTACTTGGTTTTTATCATTTTCAACAACGCCATTCTTACCGTGGTGGTTACTACCTCTTTTAGATACTATATCCTCTAAATCTGCTTTTGTTAAAAATGGAAACTGTTTTACTAGCTCATTTACTGGTATTGTCTTAACCTCTCCAACATAATAAATATCATCAAAAAATGGTGAATCCGTGTGAGAGTAAACTAGGTTTGCAGGGTCAACGTAATCTATGACAACTCCTTCTGAAGTGTTAAATGATGTTTTAACAGCACCTATACCACATACCACTAAGTCTTGATAAAACCTTCTTTTAATCAAATCGTATTGATTTCCTCTAAGCAACATGTTTATAGCTTGCTCTTCCGCTATTTCAATGGCTTGCTTGTAATCTAACTGCATGTGTAACGAGAGCTCTTCTTCCGTTGCTGGTAAAGCCTCTGTTTTGCTTTTCTTAGTATTTATGAAAAAGTTATCTTTCACAAACTTATCAAACTCAGCCATTGACATGTCATCTTGGATTGCCTGCATGTACTCTGTTCTTTTAACAACTCCAAATGGATCTTGAGAATAAGCTTTTACGTCATACAGTCTTTCTGCAATACCATTAACAACTATATCAACAAACTTAGATATTATCGGGACAGGCGTCCAATCTAAATTAAGATAGGACAAATCACCGTTTATAGATAACTCATCCTTATATTTCTGAACATTCTGTTCTCCTCTAGCGTATAATCTTAGGTTGTGTATTTTAGAGCTACTGTGGTTATATCTGTTTTCAGAGTTATTAGTCTTACCGTACCACTCGTGCTGAATAGCTTTTGCTACTTTCAACCCGTAATCGTAACTTATCTTTTCTAAATCACTAACAACTTGACTTGGGAAATTTATATTTATAACTGATTCAGCCATCTTTAATTTTTAATTATTTTACTTGACATACTACTTTGATCGTATTTTGCAAAACTAATGTCTATCGGTTGTCTTTCTATTTTAGCATTTGGTGTGTATAAATGTCTGTTGTTAGCCATGATAGCTAAACCAGAACTTATTGACGCGTCAAACTTTGTTCTTTTGTTTATATCAAACTTACTCCAATCGTTTAGCAATTCGTTAAAGTAAACATTACCAATACCTCCTTCTGGCATCAAACCAACATGGTCTTGTATATACATTTCAATTGCAGCTGCGTGAGCCTGCTTAATGTCTTCTGAAGAGTTAGGTATACCACCTACTTCTTTTTCCGCAACAGATAGTTTATTCCAAACCTTATCCGGTCTATTCATACTAAACCCTCTATATCCTCTACGCCTCAGATAGTACAAGAGACGAGGTTTATTGTTTTCCGCGAGTATAGGCATCCCGTAAAATACTAATGCCATTAGAACGTCCTCAAAGAACATTTCAGCTGTTGGTGGTCTCGACAAGTATTCTAAAAAGAAAGTGTTAGCTGGAGCGTTTTCCATACTAAACTTTGTTAAGCCGTGTAAAGCTCCCTTGGATCCTTTACCATCTACTGTACCTGATATATCATAACTATCACAACCAAAAGCACCCATGTGTTCATTACCAGGGTACTTAATTCCATTTTTAAGTATTACATTGTTTTGCATACCCTGAGGAGGTGTCCAACTTAATTTAAACCTACCATTTGGATCTGGATAAAATATTACTTGAGAATCTTTAATACCATTAACCCATTGAAAATTACCTGTTGTGATACCTAATGTTCTAGCCATCTCTTCGTTGTAATCTATTTGCTCATATATTTTAACTAAATTAAATATACTACCTTTTGCTTCATCTCTAAATGCGTGTTCTGTGGTTCTTGGGAATTGACGATAGAATTCATTCAAAGCATCATGATCATCTTTTAATCCATCTACTTCGTTTTGCCAGTTATCTATTACGCCTACGTCTATTAATTGACCGTCTGGTGTGAGTCTATCGATATCAGGAGTAGTAAAGACTGGAACTCCATGCTCGTCAATAAATCCTTCATAGTTCCATTCCATTGGGATAAACAAAGAGTATAAGCCAGACTTTGTCTGACCATTTCTATTTCGTTTCGTGACATCTGAGGCATTGTATAATTTTTTAAAGTTTTCTCCACCTTTATCTAAAGCAT